AACAAATATTGAAAATTCTAGTAATGTTTTAAAATAATAGGTTTGGTTTGTTGAGTAGGAGTCTGTGTTGAGTGTTGCACCGCTTTCCTCTACTCTTTCATCGCCCAATATTATAAACATCCACTTTTTGCTTGTATCATTCTTAAAAACATCTACCGCCCTTTCGCTAGAGCCGATATGTTGTATTCTCGAGGCTTTGTTAAAAGTTATCGTGCCATCAGCAGGATTATTAGCAATATTATTACTAACTCCATAAGAAAAAGAATTTCCATTGATTACAGTTATTTGTTTGTAGCCATTAAAATAGATATTGTCATCAAGAAGTATATAACCACCAGTTGCATTGCCATAATTTTGCGAAGTAAATTGTATTGTGTAAAAATCAGGATATTGATTAACATTCTTAGTGCCATTATAACCAGCAACAGTGCAATCAATGATAGTAAAACTAGGGTTAGTTTCAATATAGAGGTTGTGGTGTTCTGCAAGCCTTAGAGTGGCAACTCCGCCTGCATAAGTAATTGATTGGATATTAACTCTTCTTTTAGCTCCTTTGATTGCAATATATTCGTTATTAAGCAAGCCGTGATTAGGAGCGTTTGCAGTTATTAGAGTATTGTTTTTCGTTAAAGAAGTAATATTAACTACATCGCTAAAATCATTGGTAAAATTAGATAAAACTTGCCTTAATCTATTTTGTATTTGATTACCTAACATTCAAAACCCTCTTTATATTGCTATTTGTTAAAGCCTTTATTTTGCCGTCATTAGCTTGCATTGACCGTTGCAATGGCTGTCTTGCTTGCATCTTCTTAGTGCCAAATTCTAGGGCGGAGGCATAATCAGTAGCAATGTTATCTTTACCGCTTCCCCATTCTAAAGTCTTGTTTCCACGAACGATAAAATTAACAGATTTTCTAAACATACCGCTTCTTATGGCAGGGGTTTCGCTCGGAGCGGATGCTTTTACTAGCTTAGGGTTCTTAAATTTTCCACCTACACCAAAATAACTCTTGTAAGTTCTTCCGCTTTTTGGCTTTTTCATATCAGCCAACAACCACTTGTATAAAGTGTCGCCCATTTGATAAGCTGTTTTTCTAAAAGTATTTGTTAATTCCTTTGGCAGTTCTCTATTATATTTAATATTAGCCAAGCTTTCAGTTGTCATCTTTATCTTTATCATACCGTATTGGCTTGTAAAGTTGATAAACCTAACTCTTTAGCCCTCAGGCGAATTATCTTGTTGTCTTTGTCAATATCATCGACTAATTCTATTTTGTATCTTTTATTATCAAATAAAACAAATAGTTGCTGATTAATGTCAATAAGCGAGTTAAATCTTATATAAAAATCAATGGTTATGCTAGTGCCAACATTAACATTATTAACAAAGTTGCCAGTGGCATTGGTTTTAATCATAGCAAATACTGTTGCAAATGTAATGTAGTTGAAAGTAATATCGGCATCAGGCGAGCTGTTGCCTACACTTCCGTATTTTTGAATAACAATTTTTTTATCAAAATCAGCGGTGCAAATCTTTTTTATGTTTTTTCTTATTGATTGGCATTTCATATTGTAAAGAATATCTTTTTGCCAATTACATAGCTATTAAATAAGGTATTAGCCATAAGGCTTGCTTCGGTAGTGCAGTCGCCACTATTATTGAATAACCAATCTACCATCGCCAGCATCCCTTCTTTTAGGGTAGTTGGCACGGAGCTTGCAGTTGCACCATAACCAGCAACAAATTCTATCTCTATTGCTTGCAGTCTGTCATCGGGGTTAAATGAGCTTTTAAATATTAGTTTAGAATAATCATATTCGTTTGTAGAGTAATAATCTGTAAATGTAGTTAATAGATCGTCTTTATAATATTTTACTGAGCTTATTGATTGCAATTTGCTTTTTCTAAATTCAGCAACTTGACAATAACTATCTAAAAAACCACGATAAGTTTTATTGATTAAATCTCGCCCAGTAATATTTTCACACATTTCTCTAGCAACAACAATAAATCTAGTTAATTCAGTATCAAAATCGCTATTACCAACCAAACGAAGTCTTTGCTTAACCTCGTCAAGTGTAATAGGCTCGATTGTTGCTGGAGTGATTAATATGTAATTATTTATTTGCATTTTTTCTTGGTTTTTTCTCTAGTTTTAACTCTTGAGTTTCGATTTCTTGAGTTATTTCTTGAGTTTCGATTTCTAATTTTACTTCCTCTACTTTTTCCCCCCAGCCTTCTTTTAAAAACACTTCGGCTAAATCTTCGTAAATATCATAAACATTTCCTGCTTCATATAAGAATAGTTTAGTTCCGCAAGGATGTTTAGATGCGAATGTTGTTTGTATAACTTGTATTTGCATATTGTATAAATTAGATTAGGAGAGTTTTTAGGCTCTCCTAATTGTTGTTATTAAGCAACAGGATTGCTGTAAGCATTACTTAGTATTGCAGTTGCACTAGCGGTTGCACCGCTCGTTACAGTCGTTGATACTATTGACAATTTTACATATCTTTTTTTGCCAACATAACCAATACTTTTTATAGTATTAGCAGTGTTTAACAAAGCTTCCGCTTCAGTCCCAATTAAGAATTGGTCGTCAACATTAGCAAAGGTTGTATTGTCATCAGAGTCTTGAACTAATGGTAAGAATGAACCGTCTGTTCTTGCACCTAATTCAACAAATAGAGTTAAGCTTTCGAAACCTTTGGTATCAATAGAGCTTCCTGCAGTTGTTGTGTTTGCAGTAATTGCACCAATATTGAGTGCTTTTACCGCTTTTAATAATGATTTTTGATCGTAGCTAGACATAATTATGAGTTTGAAATTTTAATTTTTTTGAAAGCTTCTGGATTAGTAACAACCATACCCACACGGCGATGATAAACAAAACGAACAATACCTTCGTCGGCTAAACTCATTTCATTTCTAATAACTGTTATTCCTTTTCTGTCGCCAACCATTATTTTACTAAAGTCGCCAAAGATAATAGGGAAAGTATTAGCGGCAATGTCAGGCATATCAGGCATAATTACATAAGGAATACCATTAATGTTGCTAGGCATATCAACTCCTAGATTTCCGCTTTCCCAGATGTAGCGGTTAGTTGGATCTTTTAACAATCTTAATGCGGAAAGAGTTTTTCTGTTGAAAGCATAAACTGGTTTGTAGCCAGTTTTGATTTCACCGATTACTTTGATTAGTGAGTCAAAAGTAATTGCACTTGCATCGCCAGAGTTGATAAAGCCAATATCAGGATGTTGCATAAAGCCCAAGATATTATTACCAGCACCAGAGCCATTAACAAATTGTGCACCCTCAAGATAACCAAATTGTTCGCCGATTTCTGCATTCATTTCTGCAACTAAATCAACAACATTTTCGCTGTCTTGTATTTGTTCGTTGGAGATTTCGTATTTAGCAGTCATTTTTTTTGCTTCTAATCTTAGTTCGCCATATTTTGCTTGAGTATCAACAGCCGATTGAGCTTCTCCAGTCATATTAGCAGTTGCAGTGCCAGTTCTCACAGCCATAGTTTCAGCTTTCGCTCCCATTGTTCTTACTTTAACAAAAGGGCGGAGATTGCTTACTTCAACAATATTCTTGATAATACCAGCTAATTGCACGGTAGGAACAAAAACACCGCCAGAAGTAAAGGTATCAGTTCTTAGATACTTTTTTTCAATATTAGCAACTATGTTTTTACCAGCAAGAAAATCTTCGTAAGCTTTAGCTTCAACTTTAACTTCAGCATTAGCATTGTTATAATTAGCAGGTGAAGTTATAGCTATTAATTTTTCCTCGATTTCTTTAATTTCACTATCTTTTGTTGCTAGTCTAGTAAGTAAATCTTGGTTTTTTTGCTCGTAAGCATCAAGAGCAGTTTGTATTTTAAATACCGCTTCTTGTTCTTTTTTTTCGTGACTATTACGAAGATGGGTCACAGCTTCGTTTAAGTCTTGAACACTTTTAATAAGTTCGTTTGACATTATTGAATATTTTTAATTTGTAAAAGTGCCGTTTGTAAAGACAATTGGCATATTAATTCAGCATCCCGCTGGTCTGTTTTAGTTAAATCAACATCCCGTTGAAAAATTTCCTTTGCTTTGGCGACTATTGTCTTGGCATCTTGATTGCTAAACTTCGTGGCAATTGCTTTTTCAAAAGTTCTTACACTGTCAATATTATCAATGCAATCTTTTTTTACTTCTGGCTCAGCAACCTCTTCAGGCTCTTCTTCAGTCTCGTCAATATTTTTATAGCTTTCTAAAGTTGCTTTTTCGTTGGCAGGAAAGGTAACCAGCGATATTTCATATAATGATATTTCTTTTAGCTTCCTAACACCTGTTTTAGTATCAGTCTCGGCGACATCAGTAGAATAGCCTATTGAAAATGAATTAAGCGATCCGATTTTAATTTGTGGCATTAATCTATCCCTAACAAAGGCATCATCTTTTGGCATTATAGCATCAAATACTAGCCCGTTGTCATCTTCTTTAATAGATGTAACCAGACCAATGGGAACGGCTTTCATCTCGTGAGCGAATAAAAATTTAGGCGTCATCTTTTTCAAGGATTTCTTGAAAGCCCCTTTTTCTACAATATCTTTAACTCTATCGACATTGCCGAAGGTTGAGCCGTAGCCTCTTAAATGGTAGACATCTTCTTCTTCGTTATCTTTTATCTCAAATTTACACTCAAAACTTAGTTTATTATTTTTCATTTCGCTTTTGTTGTCATTGCTAATTCTAATAGCCCAATCGATACCAGCAGTTCCGCCCCATAATAGCCAAGCAATAGTTC